CCAGTACAACCGACTTTAACAAACGAACGTTATAATGCTCTACCAATTGCAGCATATGTTAAAATATGGGACGAATATTACCGCGACCAAAATTTACAATCTGAACGCTTTACTCCTCTTATCGATGGCGACAACTCCATAACTTATAATAGCATCCTCAATTCATTGCCTTTTGTACGGGCTTGGATGCATGATTATTTCACTTCATGTTTACCAACCGCCCAAAAAGGTGACCCCGTATCTATCCCCCTCACTAACGAGGAAAATATACCAGTAGATTATCAATTTAATACTGGCGGCGCATCTCAAAACGTTGGACAATTCCGCGATTCAGCAGGCAATTTACTCACAGCAACTGGAGCAGTAACACAAGGCACGGGCCCTACTCCCCTTATTTCAAGTTTAGAAGTTAATGGTGTGGATGCTGCATATGATCCAAACGGAACTTTATCTGTAGATGTACAATCCCAAGCAACCGATATTAACACCCTCCGTTGGGCATTCAGACTTCAAGAGTGGTTAGAAAAAAACATGCGCGGCGGAACTCGTTATGTGGAAAACCTACTTGTACACTTTGGCGTAAGAAGCCAAGACGCTCGACTACAACGCCCCGAATATATCGGAGGCACACGCGGAAATATGGTAATATCGGAGGTGCTTAGCACAGCCGAAACGGTAGAAAGCAGCACACCAGTAGGACAAATGGCAGGACATGGTATAGCAGCAACGGGAGGCAACTCATTTAGTTATTATGCTCAAGAGCACGGATTTATTATCGGTATTATTAATGTGCAACCTACTACAGCATATCAACAGGGAAAACATAAAATGTACAGCCGCGAAACAGCATTAGATTATGCTTGGCCAACCTTCGCAAATTTGGGTGAACAGGCAGTATTAAACAAAGAAGTTTACGCCCCACACAGTGACCCCGATGGCACCTTTGGCTACATACCGCGCTACTCCGAATACAAATATATGAACAACCGCGTAGCGGGAGATATGCACACAAACTTATCTTTTTGGCACTTAGGCCGAATATTTGCAAACGACGTAGCACTCAACGAATCTTTTATACAGTGCTACCCCGACACACGTATCTTTGCAGTAGAGAACCCCGAGTTGGATCATCTCTTTATGCATATATTTAATAACATTACCGTAAACCGTAAACTACCGCGTTACGGAATCCCCTCTATATAATGGCGTGTGATTCCCCAATTTGGGTACAACCGAAACAGCAATGGAAGGATAAAGTACCCGTACCTTGTGGCCGTTGCCCTCCCTGTAAAATAAGGAGGGTTAACGGTTGGGTATTCAGACTAAATCAGGAACTTAACCGTTCTATCAACGCTCACTTTGTAACGATTACTTATAACACGGATAACGTACCAATTACAAACAACGGCTTTATGACGTTGGTAAAAAAGGATATGCAGGATTACTTAAAACGCCTTAGAAAGTTACAAGACGATAAAATAAAATATTATCTTGTTGGCGAATATGGTACAATTCGCAAACGTCCACACTACCACGCTATAATGTTTAACGTAATTAATACAGATATATATCAAAAAGCATGGAATAAAGGAGATATTCATATCGGGCAGGTAACGTCCGCAAGTATGGCATATTGTATGAAATACCTAGATAAACCCATGTCTTTCAAACATGCACGGGACGACCGACAAAAGGAATTTTCTTTAATGTCTAAGAAATTGGGCGAAAATTTTCTAACTGACGCAATGAAAAAATATTACAAGTCTGATATAACACGTCTATATTGTACAAATGTAGGTGACTACAAAGTGGCCATGCCACGATATTACAGAGACAAAATATACACAGACGAACAAAAGGAGGCGCAACGCGACCATATACAAGAAGTCTTTAACGACAAAACCGAAAAGGAAAAAGCCGAATTTGGAAAAACCAATTCGGCTAAAATGATGGACTTCGAAACATATAAAGCATTGCAAAAACTGGCAAGACACAATAATTTTTATAAAAATCAAACATTACGCGATGTATAACGTAAAAAATCAGATTGCATACCCATTGGTAACAAATCCCAATAACTACATATACCGCCACTGCAAAGAGGGGGATTTAATGCTAGGCGAAATAAACAGCGGCGAAATATTAACCGTACCTGATCAGGTATTACCTCTTCCCGAATTAATAGCAAAGTTCGCAAGCGGCGCACATGTAGAGGTATTTAAAGCGCAATATCTCGGCGACGATTCCAATGTTCCCGACCGCTTAGAAAGAATGCCTTTCGACGAACGGCTAGAACTCGCGCGCAACCTCAAAGCACATATAAAAGACTGGAAACCTGCCGATTCCCCTACATGGGTCAAATCGGACGAACCTCCAGCACCTGCAAAGGAGTAAACTACATAAAAGCGCATTCCGCACGCATGGCCAACATATTAGCGTACTTCCCTAAGTACGCATAGGGCATGCGTGGGGAAGCGCATCGCAGCGAAGCGAGAAAAAACGCCATTATCACTCTTGATGTATAATGGCTAATTGACACCGAACCTACTGTACTGATAAGACAAAGTAGGGGAGAATGTTAACAAAGCGTTAAAAGTTTGCAAGAAAGTTAAAGCGGAAATATATTTGCAGCGACAACGAACAGCAAACGAGCAAAGCAAGTTGACATTCCCCGCGCTGCCGTCCATCGGGACGGCGGCGCGGTGTCAAAAAAAACAAACAAAACACATTTTTTTTAAAAAAAAATACAAACAAAAAAACGTTATGCCAATAACACCACTAGCAGCAACAGCATTACAGTCGCTTGGCGGCGTACAAGGCGGACTACTTAACCAAGTGTCTGCCATGGGTAACAATATAATACAGGACAAAATAAACCAACGTAATTACAATCAGCAAAAACGCGATAATCTCGAATTCTGGGCAATGCAAAATGAGTACAACAGCCCACAACAACAAATGCAAAGATTCAAAGATGCAGGACTAAACCCCAATTTAATATACGGGCAAGGAAGCGCGGGTAACGCAAGCCCAATACAAACAGCAGATATAAAACCTACTAATGTTACAGACCCTAGGCAGGGACAACAAAATACATTTAATCTTTCAGAACTTTATGACCTTGAAATAAAAGCGGCAACAGTAGACAATCTTCGCGCGCAAAATACCGTAATTCAGCAGGATGCATTATTAAAAAAGGCACTTACACAGAACACGTTAACAGGTGAAGAAAGGCGCCGATTTGATCTAGATTTCGAGGGCGAATTAAGAGGCGTAAGTGCAGACACAAGAAAAGAAAAACTTAGGCAATTAAAAACGACTACAGATATAAGTATAAACGAAGACGCAAGGCGCGCATTACTTACAAACAAAACCTTGGAAAAAGCAGCGGAAGAAATGCTCAATCTCCGCGAACAACGTTTAAACATGCGTACAGAAAGAGGACGAACACAAGCGGATACTTTACGGCTTAAGATAGAAACAGACCGACTTCGCCAAACCATAGAAAACCTTAAAAAGGATGGTACATTAAAAGACTTAGACCTCCAATTAAGAAAAGACGGTATTAACCCAAACGACCCTATGTGGGCAAGATTTTTAGGTAGATATCTTTCCAATTTACTAGACGAAAACCCAGCCGGAGGCGGCTCAATATGGAATTTTTTCACCAAATAAATATATTAATACAATGAAATTTAAACGATTTAAAAAACGCTTTAGCAAAAAACGCTATTATCAAAAGAAACGCGGCAAACGCATTACCAGTTACACGGTACCGCGCGGCGGCATACGCCTTTAATTTTTTCATTCAAAAGCAAAAAAAAATAATACATGAATCACGAATATATCTGTATTTATACAGATTCTAGTAACAAGCAAAATTTTTTTAAATTTGATTATTCTGTTGAAAACGCAACTTTTGAGGAACTTGTTCAATTTGTAAAAGAATGTCTTTTTCTTCAAGATAAAACGTTTTATACAATGTATTTTTATCAACTATATAAAATGTCATATGTCTATATTCACTAAAGTGCAAATGAAACGGCCTGACTCAAACCGTTTCGACCTAAGCCACGATGTTAAAATGTCTGGCCAAATGGGAGAATTACTCCCTACCTGCGTCATGGAAGTATTACCAGGCGACAAAGTCAACGTAAGTGTAGAAAACTTGGTTCGTTTTGCCCCTCTTATTGCTCCCGTTATGCATCGTGTAAACGTAACAACGCATTATTTCTTTGTACCTAACCGCATACTCTGGGACGGTTGGGAGTCCTTTATTACTAGGCAAGCCGAAAGTGTACACCCATTTGTCATGAATGATGCATGGGATCAGGGTACACTTGCTGATTATATGGGCTTTCCAATACAACCGACTTTAACAAACGAACGTTATAATGCTCTACCAATTGCAGCATATGTTAAAATATGGGACGAATATTACCGCGACCAAAATTTACAAAGTGAACGTTTTACGCCCCTTATTGACGGCGATAACTCTATAACTTATAATAGCATTTTGAACTCTCTGCCCTTTGTACGGGCATGGATGCACGATTACTTCACCTCGTGTTTACCAACTGCTCAAAAGGGTGACCCTGTATCTATCCCCCTCACCAACGAGGAAAATATACCTGTAGATTATCAGTTTAACACTGGCGGCGCATCTCAAAATTCCGGTGGATTTCGCGATACATCAGGCAACCTAATTACAGCAACCGGAGCAGTAACACAAGGAACGGGCCCTTCTCCCCTTATTTCCGGTATGGAAGTAAACGGAGTTGATGCCGCTTACGACCCCCGCGGCACTCTCTCTGTAGATGTGCAAAGTCAAGCAACCGACATTAATACCCTTCGCTGGGCTTTCCGCCTTCAAGAGTGGTTAGAAAAGAATATGCGCGGCGGAACCCGCTACGTAGAAAACCTACTTGTACACTTCGGCGTAAGAAGTCAAGATGCACGTTTGCAAAGACCCGAATATATCGGAGGTACACGCGGCAATATGGTTATATCGGAGGTACTTAGTACAGCCGAAACGGTAGAAAGTAGCACACCAGTAGGACAAATGGCAGGGCATGGTATAGCAGCAACAGGCGGCAATTCCTTCAACTACTACGCACAGGAACACGGCTTTATTATCGGTATTATTAACGTGCAACCAACTACAGCCTACCAACAGGGCATTCACAAAATGTACTCTAGGGAAACAGCACTAGATTATGCTTGGCCAACATTCGCAAACCTCGGAGAACAGGCAGTACTTAATAAAGAAGTATATGCACCACACAGCGACCCAAACGGAACTTTTGGCTATATACCGCGCTACTCCGAATACAAATACATGAACAACCGTGTCGCGGGAGACATGCACACAAACTTATCTTTTTGGCATTTAGGCCGAATATTTGCCAACGATGTAGCACTAAACGAAAGTTTTATACAGTGCTACCCCGACACACGTATCTTCGCGGTCGAAAATCCCGAACTTGACCACTTATTTATGCATATATTCAATAATATTACCGTAAATCGTAAATTACCACGTTACGGTATACCCTCTATCTAGGATGGCATGTGATTCACCTATTTGGGTACAACCCAAACAGCAATGGAAAGACAAAGTGCCTGTACCTTGTGGCCGTTGCCCTCCCTGTAAAATAAGGAGGGTTAACGGTTGGGTATTCAGACTAAATCAGGAACTTAACCGTTCTATCAACGCTCACTTTGTCACCGTTACCTATAACACGGATAACGTACCAATTACTCAAAACGGATTTATGACGTTGGTAAAAAAGGATATGCAAGATTACCTTAAACGCCTTAGAAAGTTACAAGACGATAAAATCAAATATTATCTTGTTGGCGAATATGGTACAATACGCAAACGTCCACATTACCATGCTATAATGTTTAACGTAATTAATACAGATATATATCAAAAGGCATGGAATAAAGGAGATATTCATATCGGGCAAGTAACATCCGCAAGTATGGCCTATTGTATGAAATACCTAGATAAACCCATGTCTTTTAAACATGCACGGGACGACCGACAAAAGGAATTTTCTTTAATGTCTAAGAAATTGGGCGAAAATTTCCTTACAGACGCAATGAAAAAATATTATGTTTCTGATATAACACGTCTATACTGTACAAATGTAGGAGACTACAAAGTTGCTATGCCACGATATTACAGGGACAAAATATACACAGACGAACAAAAGGAGGCGCAACGCGACCATATACAAGAACTCTTTAACGACAAAACCGAAAAGGAAAAAGCCGAATTTGGAAAAACCAATTCGGCTAAAGTTATGGATTTCGAAACATATAAAGCATTGCAAAAACTGGCAAGACACAATAATTTTTACAAAAATCAAACTTTACGAGATGTATAACGTAAAAAATCAGATTGCATACCCACTGGTAACAAATCCCAACAACTACATATACCGTCACTGCAAAGAGGGTGACTTAATGTTAGGCGAAATAAACAGCGGCGAAATATTAACCGTACCCGATCAGGTACTACCACTACCCGAACTAATAGCAAAGTTTGCAAGTGGAGCACACGTCGAAGTATTTAAAGCGCAATATCTCGGCGATGATTCCAATGTTCCCGACCGCCTCGAAAGGATGTCTTTCGACGAACGGCTAGAACTCGCGCGCACTTTAAAGGAGCACGTACAACGTAATAATAAACAAGACGTAAAACCGTCTGAAACCCCTATTGCTAGAGATGAACCTCCAGCACCTGCAAAGGAGTAAACTATACAAAAGCGCATTCCGCACGCATGGCCAACATATTAGCGTACTTTCCTAAGTACGCATAGGGCATGCGTGGGGAAGCGCATCGCAGCGAAGCGAGAAAACGCCATTATTACTCTTGATGTATAATGGCT